ATTAAAACTATCTACGTCATCATCATCCTTACCGCTCGCGTTTTGGATTGGTGTATTGTCTAAATAAGTTGATTTCCACTTATTCACCGGCCCCTTGATTGGTCCGAGTGATATAATCCCAATTGCGCTCAATCGCTGTGATGATAGCAGGGAATCCGGCGCTTCCACCGGAGTATGTCCGCCGCCACCGCCTTTTTTACCGCCCATATTTACCCCATAAAAAACCGCACATAAAAGTGCGGTCTGTTAATTACGTTTTAATCTTCTTCTTTTCCCAGTTACGTCAGCTTGCGTGTTATCAGCCTCAGGTGCATCGTCGTACGCTTCCGCGCCTTGCGATACTAAAACAAGACTTGTCATCATACGCCCATAAAGTAACGGTATTGGTCGCCCTTGTGGGGTTAGATTTTTCAGATTGCTAAATGAGGTGCTTTGATTTTTTTCGCCCTCTTTTATTTTCTGATCACCCATGCTTGGCGTAGGTGTTAAAAGCGATATTGCACCGCTAACGATTAGTGATGCCCCAACGGTGAATGCCATTGTGGCACCTGCAAAACCTTGCGCACCAAGATAAGACCAACCGGCAGCACCGCCAGCATACCAAGACGCAGCAATCAACACTACACCAACGATTATTTGGCCAATTCCAACCCCTTTTCCGGCGCCAGCAATTACCGGGGTAAAATGGATAGTGCAATCAGCCTTAAAGTCTATGTCGGCTTTAACTTGGCTTTCCTCAAGATAAGTGTTTTTCCCGATTCTAACTTTATAGCAACCTTTTTTGAGATGCTCGCGCAACCCCTTAATTTGGGTTAAAAGCCCGCTCATTAACTCAGAAAAAGAATCAACCTCAAGTTCTACCGGCTCACGCACAAATCGTTTAAGATCGCCGTAAAATTTAACTTGTACCATTCTTTGTGTCTCCAAACAGAGTGTGTGTTATTAAGCCAAAAACCATCATAAGGCACGCGAGCAGATAGCCTATCTTGGCTATGATGTAACATCATTTGATTGCCAAGATATACCCCAGCATGATTCGCCACTTTACTGCCGACTTGAATTAAGACAACATCACCGATCTGTATATCTGCTTCATGCATCACCCTGTAAAAACCACACCGTAATAGCCCATCTTCATAAAGATTCTCTGTTTCAAACCACTCAAACGGATACTTTGAGTTGTCTGGCAGCTCAATCCCTGCAAGCATATAACTGTCTAATACGATATTTCGGCAATCTTGCTTGTTGTTTTCAAATTGTCGCCCAAGTAGTGGCGGAATATTTCGAAATTGCTTAATCTCTCCACCAGCAACAAGCCAAAAATCTAAATCTAACCGCACTTGGCAGGCTCGATCTGATGCAGATAAATAAGGCAATCCGCACATATAGTCGCTGTCTGGGTGGGAGTGCACCAGCGCAACAATCTCGCCTTGCTCTTCGGCTCTGATAAATTCTTCCGGTGCAATTTCGAAAAAATTTACCGGATCGGAAGCAACATTAGTACACGGGTAATAATACAAATCCCCACGCACAGATAAAACAAACCCGCAAGATTCCTGCGGGTGACATCTCGTGGCATGGGCTAATATTGCCTGTTTCAACTCAAAATCAATCATATTAATTACCAAATTGTGTTGTGCTCGGGAAACCACCGAACGGTAATACCGCATTTTTTCCCCAGCGTAATTTACACCCGCGCAAACAGTGTGAGCATTTATCTTTTTTAGGATCTGTGGTCGGCTTGTCGTATTCGTCCGCCACCGGTCCGCCCGTGTAACCGCACTGAGAAGATCTATATTGCCAAATACAAGTATCAGATGTAATCATCAATAGAGGAATTCGTGCTCCGTCAGTCTCAATCGGCAATGCCAGCTCGAATGTTGCCGTAACATCATCAAGAGATTTTAACTGTTCGATAACATACAAACTCACCGCTTCCTGCATCGGGTCGGCGTTTGGGTTTCCGTCGGCAAAATTTACCGCATCTAAAAACTTGGCGTAAACTTGGCGCCGTACGACTTTACCGCCGATACCTTGCCCAAAATCCGCAACAATACCCGTTACCAACCCATAAAGATTGGATAGCGTTAGTGTAGGACGATTACTTGGCCCACTGCTTGATAACTCAAAGCCCTCAGCATTTATTGGGTATGCGGCGTATTCATTACCTTGCCAGATAAGGTTTTTGCCCCCCTGCGTTAATCCGTTATGAAAACGGTATATTTCGCCTTTTTTATCGGGCGAGCTATTAGATGGGATTTTACTTAAATCAATTTCCCATAATTCAATCAGTGCGCCTTGCTCGAGTTTAGATAATTCCGACAACATTTTATTCGGGGTATCTTTTGGCATTACATCACCTCTTCAAAAGTGCAGCTAATTTCGGTGTATTTTTTATCTACAGTTTTAGACCATTTAGGACAAACCGCCTTGATTAATGCACCGCCCTCATACTCTTTAAATAAAAACGGAGTTACCCCGCTATGCTCCATAAAAAAGCGGTCTAATTCGACCGCACTTTTATGATTTAGCTTGTACGTCAGGCTAAATTTACGCAATAGCGGATTTAGCCCGTCAACCATTCGCTGTTCGTAGCCGTCGCCAAATTTATTTACTTTTCGGCGAGGTTCGCTTTCCACGGTGTATCCGGGTTTCGGACAAAAATTAATTGTTCTTAATGCCACAATTTACCCCTAGTTCAAAAGGCCGCCATCGCGCCCACGTTGTTTTCGCATTACTTCCAGCACTTTTACCGTGATTGCGTCGGATAACGCCTTACTTTGCGCAATCTGCTGCTCTACCGTAACATCCTCTTTACCATCTTTAGCAATATTGATTGTGATGCTGATCTCATTGTGATCACCCTCACCACCATTGCTGCTAATTCCTGGATAACTCGGCGAACCACCACCGCCCACGCGCCCACTACTAGCAAAACGCGGTAATCGTCGCTGATTAAGCGCATTCATAAATGCCACCCCGTAGTGATCCACCGTGCGGGATGTCATCACAAACTCGTTATTAGATAACCATGCCGGGATTGAGTCGCTTGTTCCGGTTCCAGGTCCCTGTACATGACCGCCCGTAGCAAAAGCCGCAACGCTGGTAATTTGCGAGATTAGATTAACCCCGGCACTTGCCACGGCAGCCATATTCGCAAATTTTTGTGCGGGAGTAAGCGCGGACGGATCGGCCATAGCCTGTGCGATTGCTTGCGATAGTTTTACTGTTGCCTCGGCGATAGCAAATGCTTTCGAGATAGCAAACATCGCTTTATAAGCTGCTGACTGTTTGCCGGCAGATTGTTCCACCATCGACGCCAAACCATCAAATGCACTTCCAAGGTCGTTCAACCCAGTAGCATAGTTTGTCATATCGCGCTGAAATTCGTCGTTTTTGTATTTGTCGATGATTTCTTGACGGCGTTGCTGAAACTCCTCCTCAGTAATAAGCTTTTGCTCATTAAACGCTTGGAGTTGCGCTAGTTCCTGCGCTTGCTTGTTTTTAAGCTCCTGTGTGGGGTCGTAAATTGCCCGCACTTGATCTTGAGGACTTACGGCGTTTTGCGATACTTGTTGCGCGTACTCAAATTTTGCTTTGAGTTTCGCATTGTCGCTTTCGCCTTTCGTAAGTTGCCCGGCGGCGTAAAGCTCTTGGATTGCCGCTAGCTCGTCTTTTAATTCAGACTTTAACAGCTTATTCGGAGCATATTTGCCGGATAACTCCAGGCGTTGTTTTTCAAAACGCTCCGTAATGGCGGTTTTTGCGATCTCGTACTCTTGGTGAGATACCACGCCTTTTTTAAGATGCTCATTCAATCGGCGCATCATCTGATCTTGCTCGAGATTAATCTCATTAAGAGATGATGTGCTTTTTTTACGGATCTCGTCGTAAAAATTCAGCCAACTATCACGAGCGCGCTCACCTTTACCTGCGCCTTTTGTTTTTTTTGAACCAAGCGCATTATAAAAAGAGTCGGCCACGGCGGAAAAATCCGTGCTATTAGGATCAAACCCACTATTAATAGCCTGATCTTCAGCCTCCAGTCGACGTTTCTTTTTCGGGTCTTTTTCTCGATTAATCGCAATTTGGCGATTATTACGATCAATAATCTTTTGAGCTTTGTCACTCAAAGCATTTTTGACAGATAGCCCCAGCGCGTCAAAGTTACCCGCAACAATAAGCGCCATTGCACCCATACGCTGTACAGCGCTTGAGATACTATCTGCGCCATTTTCGAGCGTTGGGACAAGGCGGTTAAAATCATCAACGGATAATCCCAATTTATCAATATTGATTTTTGATAAGTCAACTGTCGGTAATAACTCTTTTAATCGGGTGTTGAGCTCGGCAACGGATTTTCCGGAGTCAATAGCCGCTAAATCAAGTTCTGATTTTTTAAGTTTTTCATTGGCGTCGGAAAGTTCACCTTTTTTAATCGACAAGTCACCAAGCAATTTCTTGTAATTGTCAATCGCGTACTGGTTATTTTGTAACCCTTGCGATTCCATGCCCTCGGCTTGGGTTTTGACCGCTCTTTCAAGCCTTGCTGTTTCTGCTTTCAGCTCTGCAATAACAGCTTTTTGCGTCTCAATAGATCGCTCAAGTTTGGTGCGCATTGATGACAGCATATCTGCTGTAACAGTGCGTAACGAATCGCTTGTAATATCCAACGAATCAGCAAAAGCTAAAGATTCTTGTTTTGCCTGCTCCGTTTTTTGGCGATATTCAATCAGAGCGCCGGTAGCCGCTGCAAGTCCGATTGTTACTAATCCAATCGGTCCACCAACAAAACCAAGAGCATTACTAAATAATCTTCCACCAGCGCTCGCGCGTTTTGTTACAAGATCAAGGTTGCGGCGCGCGTTGTTTTCTGCCGTAATTGCCGCCGTTAATTTTCTGGATTGCACTTCGGATTGTTGCTGTATTGCTAACAATTCCGCTTCGGTGCGTGCGTGGGTGAGTTTGATTTGGATTAAACTCATTTCCGCCTGTGCCTGTTCACGGAGTGCTGCTGTTTTTACACTTTCCGCGCGTGCGACATTAATTGCTAACGCCGCTTGCTCATTGCCGGCAGCAATAAATGCGCGTAACTTATTTATAATCAAGACGGCAGCAAATCCGCCAAGTGCACTTGTCGCAACGGTTAAATGATCCGCCATGCCGCTGATTACCGTAGCAAATCCCTGACTTGTGCCGGTGGCTTGATCTAACTCACCAATCCATTTTGTAGTAGATGTACGTAGGTTTTCGAACGCCATCCCAATTGTAACGACACGTGTATTAAATTTCTCATCAACACTACCTTTTACACGCTCAAGAGCGGGGATGATGACATCCGTTGTGAGCTTACCGGCATTAGCCATGTTACGTAGCTCACCAATTGATACACCAAGCCCTTTAGCCATTGCTTGCGCAAGACCTGGTGTTTGCTCCATCACAGAGTTAAATTCCTGCCCACGGAAAACGCCGCTTGCTAGTGATTGGCCAAATTGCATTAAGGCCGCTTGTGCTGATGCCGCACTTGCACCGGAGATAGCAACCGCTTTAGATACTGTTTCGGTCAGGCTTGCGACACGCGCTTGATTAATCCCTAATGCCTGCGCATTTTGTGCAAAACGTTGATAAATGCTTGATGTCGCCTCTAGGCTTTGGTTGGTTTTTAATGATATGTCAAAGAGTGATTGCAATCCTCGCTGACTACTAAACGATGCACTCTCAACCAATGCTAGTTTGTTTTTAACCTCGGTGTACCCGTCTGCATAATTCTTTAGCGTGCCAAGGCCAACACTTGCGACAGAAAAATTAAACAATCTAGTATTAATTTTTTCTAACGAATTTGCGGCATTTTCGATGTTCTTCAAATATTGGGCTGTACGAATTGAAAAACTTTTAGCACGAGCCTCTGCGACATTTAAGCCACTTCTAAATTTTACATCGTCAACGCCTAGACGGACTAATAAATCAGATACCGTAGATGCCATTTTGTAAATTTATCCCATAAAAAAAGCCCGCCAAAAGGCGAGCTTTGTTGAATTAAATCCGACTAATATGTATTACCAAGCAACTTATCCCATTTTTGCTGCTTTGTCAGTTTGCTATCAAATGCAATCCACAAACACCAAGCAATGAGCGCAATCATGAAAAATGAAAATACATAAACGCCCCACGGCTTAGTAAATAAAAATACAGGGGTTAAGCATACCACCAAAAATAATACTATTTTTGTGATAAATGCAATAAATCTTACCATCATAATTACCCCCTTATTAATATTTAACTTTTATTGGATCATAATTAATGATTGTTATCATGTCAATAAATTACATTGGTAATAGTCTAGGGCGGCGCCAAGGTCCAAGACTTATCCGGAAGATGTTATCTTTATCTTTTTTGATGACCTGTTTTTCTACTGCGGGGTCAAATTGACCCCCACATAATCCGCGCCCGTAAGGGTCGCCAATTACGGAAAAATTGTATTCTCCTTCGGGAATGTAAAAATCCGCTTTTTCTTCGGGATCGAAACGGGCTAATAATGTTTGGCGATACATCACACCTAAATAACATCCACCGCCCTGAAAACCTGCATCGCGCACAATGGTTACTTTGGCATAATCAGGGTTATATTCTCCCTGCGCCAAAATACGATCAGGCGGCACTTGTTTTGCTTTTTGCAATACTACAGGGGATGTACCAACACACCCTGTTAATAAAAGGCTAAATAGCCCGGTAAATAACAATCTTTTCATTTTTAAGGTCCCTTGTTTGTGATAAATCTCGCACATTCTAAGGCACCTAAATATATTCTGTAAGTTTTCGGATGAATTTATTTCAAAATTGCGACGCGGATCGCAGATTTCTACAATGAAGTTCGATCGCACTTTCTTTCGTAGATATTCTCAACGCACATTTAATAAAACGGAGAACATCTATGAAAAAACAATTCATGAAGTGGTTATTGAGCAAAGATGAACTAGTCAGCAGTAACGCAGAATATATCACCGCACGACTGGACGAAAACTTAAAAATCCAGCCATGCGGCGAACGTAACCGAGCAACACGAGAAGAAAATGTAATAATCAAAGGGCTAATAGCCGAGTTTAACGATTCGCTAAATACTCGGTAACGCCGTCATCTTCTTCGTCATTTTTGACCGTACTTTCTTTGTAAAAGGGCATAAAATCTAAGAGTTCAGGCGGTTTAGCCTTTGGATCGCGGTTTATCATTGCCAACAGATGGCTAATTTGCGCCGTACGGTAATCTTCACGCCAAAGCCCGAATGGTTGCTCGCGGTAAAACAGCATATATTCGGAAAAATGACGTTCAGGCATCAACTCTATTTCTTCTAGCGTTTTCCCCAACGAAAGCGATAAGTTTATTTGGAGCTTTCGTCGGTCGCTAAGTTTTTTGGGAGTAAATCCATCACCGCGATATTTAACGCCTCATACACACCTTTATCTAATCCGCGCAATTCAGCTAGATCATCGGGACTACTTGCGTCAAATAAGTTATTTCCGTCAGCGTCACATAATCGGATAGCTAACGCGCGGGATAATCTATCTGGATCGTGGACTTTGGCAAGCTGTTTTGTTAGCTCTTCTTCGTCGTCATAGTTGAGATCAATTCCTTGCTGTTCTGCAAGACGCAAAAGCTCATTGTGCTGACCGTATAGCGCATCATTCATCTCTTTTACGTTAAATTCGCGGAAAAAGTATGTTACGCCGTTGTAATCAAACGGGTGTACTTTAGGTTTGTTTTTTAATAATTCTTCACGCAAGCTCATTTTTAAAATCCTTTGATTGATGGAAAAAGACCGCACTTTTAAAGTGCGGTCGTATAGATTAAGCGTTTACAGGTAATAAGTAATCGCGTTTCGCTTTTTTAATGGTTACACCGGAATCAAATTTACCTTTAACCTCACCGCTGAAATTTGGTGAAGTTTGAATAAACCCGGTACCGTAAAGCGAACCTTGATTATTTTTCATTACCATCATCCAAGGGAAAGTTTCTTTGGCGTAGAATTTCTTACGCAAATCTTGTTGCATTGGTGTTGCCGGAGCGTAGAAGAAAGTCAGTTTGATTGAACCATACTCAATTTCTCCAGCCTCAGTCTCTGTCCCCTCGGAGCACATTGTTGTAATGTCCTCCTCTCCCAGGGTGTCTCCATCACCTTCAATTTGCTTAATAGCGCAGAAATTAGATGACCTTTTGACGACGGCTACTTTTGCGGATGAAAAATCCGTTGGTGAATCTTGGCCGCTCCAATCTACTTCATCAGCAAAGGTGATTTTGTCTGTTGCAATAGTTTTTACCGGATAAAATCCATCTAATGCACCAAGACCGGTGATTTTCACAAAGTCCCCAACTTTTGCACCGTGGCCAGTTGCGGTAATTGTTGCATCCGGTTTTACAGTGGCGGCAGTGATGGCTTTTCCTTCAGTCAAGCCGATGCCTACATAAAATTTAGTACCCTGAAAAGGGGTTGTTTGTGTTGCCATGTTTAATCCTCGTATTTGATTTGGTATTTAAGGTTGGATACAAACCAAGTGCGATTAGTCGTATCTTGTTCATACTCATAACCGCTTAACGTGATTTCGGTAATCTCTTCCGGCAACTCTCCGTTATCTACCGCACTTTCCAACCGTTTTTTGATTTTTTCGGCGATTTCGTCCAATGCGTCTTCGCCAATAGCCGTTTTTAAGTAAGTTGCGATGTTGAGATCGGCTATATACTCGTAATGACACAAATCAACCGGCTCCGCTTGGATTGCATCAATAAAAACAGCAACTGCCGACTGCTCTTGATCGATGTCAATAAATAACGGCCTGCCTGAGTAAACCTCATTCACGCCAACAGCCGCGCCCTTCAAAAGGGCGGTCAATTTTTGTCTGATTTTTTTGTGTATTAACATAGTAATAGCCTATTTTTTAAATGCGTCAGTGAGCTTTTTAGCTATCTCGATCTTAATTTGACTGCCATAGTCTTTAAGCTCGGCTCTAAACGCGTTTGTAAGTGGAGCAGCGAGTGGGATTTTTACAACATCAATCGGATAACGCGCCTGACCTTTACGTTGCATGATGTGTGTTCGCCCGTTTTTAAGTTTTTGCTTAAATCCGCGCTCTACACCATAAGGACCGACAAGGATTGCGCCGTTACCCTCGTATAACTTGTTCCCGCCAGCTTTCAGCAGGTTAATTAACGGGAGATTCCGGCGATCCACTAAGATTTCAGCCTCAGGGTTAGCGTTGGTAGCTCTGCGTTGCAATCTTGCTCTATTGCGAACAAGTTTTTGCTGTACGTTAAGCTCTTTCGCCACTTTCTTAGTTCCATTTCGCATTGCTCGCCTTGCGACAGTGTTTATTGCACTAACCGCAGCTTTTGGGGTATTCCGCTTGACTTTGCCAAAATTTGCGCTTAATTGCTCAATCCCATCAACGCTTGATTTCATCATTACTCCAACTGCAACACGATCTTGCCATCTTCAAAACTAAAACCACGCACAACATATTCCGCGGTTGTTGTTGTGATAACATCGCCAAGTTTAGGCTTATAGCCGGACGCCCTGAAAAGTGTTAGCGTTCGAGTCGTACCGTTAATTAAGTAATCATCGCTATAATTGCCGCCCATCACTTTTGGCGTCTCATCAAGCACCGCTTTGTATTTTTTGCCGTTGATAACATAGACGGCCATCATCACATCAGTGATGACTTTGTCCGCCTGTGCTAATGCGTTATCAAACGGACTAAGCGTTGATCTTGACATCTACATCGCCCACGGTTGCACCGCTTGCGCGCCATGCAATGCCTAAGCGTTTGTTGCTACCAGCAGTAATCGTTGCACCTTCGGTTGCCGACCAGTAAACAATCGCACCCTGTTTAATGTCGTCAGCCGCTTTTGCCTTAACGGTAAATACACCAGTAGTTAAGCCAACACCCACACCGCCTTGAGCAACGTCAGATACTGCAATTGCTACAAGATTTTCCATCATCACCACATCACCGCTTTTAACGTTGGTGGCGGCGGTAAAACGGACGGTTTTTCCGTCTTGCATATAGTTTTTAGCCATATTTATTTAATCCTATGATTTAGATAATAAAAAACCGCACTTCGATTAAAAGTGCGGTCGTTATTTAAGGCGGTTTAAGTTACTTATTGGTAACTTTTACAATGCCGCGGTAGTCAATCA